TGCAACAGGCGTTAAAGTCTCGGCCAGTTCCAAAATCGGAGAGTTTTCTTACGGCTTTGCAAGTCAGCGCTTTTCTGGTGGCGGTAGCACACAAAAACTCTGGGCGGGTTATGAATTTGGATCTAATCGCTTGCGTCAGTTCCCCAGAAGAACACCAAGCAAAGGTCGCGGAAACGCTGGCTACTTTATCTACCCAACCCTTCGTAAGATTCAGCCTGAATTGATTAAGAAATGGCAAGAAGCATTTTCCAAGATATTGAAAGAGTGGGATAAGTAATGGCTGGCAGTAGAACACTTAAACTTTCCATTCTTGCTGATGTCGATGATTTAAAAAAGAAGCTTGATACGGGCTCTAAAGAGGTTGAAGGCTTTGGCGGTAAGTTAGAGAAGTTTGGCAAGGTTGCAGCAGCTGCTTTCGCAGCAGCAGCTGCAGCAGCAGCGGCCTATGCAGTCAAGTTAGCAGTTGATGGCGTCAAGGCAGCTATTGAAGATGAGGCAGCCCAGCTTCGTTTAGCAAATGCTCTTAAGAATGTTACTGGGGCTACTGAGGCCCAGATTTCAGCAGTCGAGGAGCAAATACTTAAGACCTCACTAGCTACTGGTGTTGCCGATGACCAATTGCGCCCAGCGCTTCAGCGCCTAGCGACTGCAACAGGATCAGTAACTAAGTCGCAAGATTTACTGACCCTAGCTTTAGATATTTCAGCTGCTACTGGTAAGAGCGTAGAATCCGTTTCAAATGCCCTTGGTAAGGCATACGAAGGCAATACAGCCTCTTTAACGCGTCTAGGTGTTGGTTTATCCAGTGCTGAAATTAAGACCCTTGGACTAGAAGGCACAGTCAAGCAATTAGCAAATACCTTTGGTGGAGCAGCAACAGTTCAAGCCAATACTTTTGAAGGTCAAATAGCAAGACTTAAAGTCGGCTTTGATGAAGCCAAGGAATCAGTAGGAGCTGCCTTATTGCCTACCCTTCAAAGACTTTTAGACTACTTTATAAACACAGTTATCCCCAAGTTTATTGAGTTCAAAGATGCAGCACTAAAGCCAGTTACTGATGCGATTGCTAGAAATAAAGATTCTCTAACTATTCTCTACAACTTTATTAAAGATTTTGTAGTTCCAGTTTTGATTAATAACCTTGGTGGAGCACTTGGATTTATTGGTAAAGTCGCTGGCGGTATTTTAGATGTTATTGGCGCGGTAGTTAATGGAATTAAGAGCGCAGTTAATTTTGCCATTGATGCAATAAATGTCCTTATCCGCGCTTACAATGCCGTTCCACTTTTGCCTAATGTATCTACTATTTCTAAGCCATCATTCTCCGCGCCTAGCACTCCAAGCAGTTCAACACTTCCAAAGATTGCTACTGCTCCAAGCCCAAGCGTCCCAGCAGCTCCTAAGCCATCGACTACTCCGAGCACTCCATCGGCTTCCATTCCTAGCGCCCCATCCACACTAGTGCCGAGCGGTAATGCAATTCCTTCTGGATTCAATGTTGCTGGAACAGTTGCAGCTAATCAGCAAGGCAATGTGGTAATCAATGTTAATGCTCCATCCGCTATTGATGAAGAAGGCTTTACCAGAGCAGTTATCTTGGCCCTTAATAACTCCACTAATCGCGGAACTACTGGCGCTGGCGATCTAAGGACTTCGGCCCAAATTCTATGACTCTCTGGACTCCCGATTGGCGAATCAAAGTCAATGGCTCAGAATTAACCTCAGTTACTTTAAGCAATCTAACTATTACCTCTGGCCGTCAAGATATTAATTCCCCAACTCCTGCAGGGTATTGCTCGGTTGAGGTTATAAATACCGATGGCACTAACTACTCATTTACAATTAATACCTCAGTTACAATTGAAATTAAAGATACTAGTGGAAATTATGTCTCTCTCTTTGGCGGTAGAGTTTCAGACTTGCGACAAATAGTAAGAAGCGCTGGATCAAGTGCAGTTATAACTAGTCTTCGCATTACTGCCATTGGAGCGCTTTCAAAATTGCAAAGAGCTATTTTTGATGGCAATTTGGCTGAAGGGCTAGATGGAGCTCAGATATTAGATTTGCTAGATGATTTGCTTTTAGGCTCTTGGAATGAAGTCCCACCAGCAGAAACTTGGGCAACCTATAATGCCACCGAAACTTGGGCAGATGCTCAAAATATTGGGCTGGGTGAAATTGATGCTGGCGAATATACGATGGTCAGCCGCCAGATTACCGATAGCATAATTGGCCCAATAGCCAATCAGATTGCTAATTCAGCCCTCGGTTATCTTTATGAGGATGCTAATGGTCTTATTGGATATGCAGACGCAAGCCATCGTCAAGATTACCTAGTGGCTAATGGCTACACAGATTTAGACGCTTCTCACGCCATCGCTTCTGGCATTGGCGTTATCCAGCGTCAAGGGGATTTAGCAAATAAAATCATTATGGATTATGGCAACAACTTCAATAGTTCCTACACTGCTCAAGACACAACTTCTCAATCAACTTTTGGGCTATTTGCCGAGCAATTTAACAGTTATCTAAAGAACGCGGCCGATGTCGAAGATGTAGCAGATCGCCTAATCCAACTTCGCGCCTACCCTAGAGATACTTTCCAATCCATCACTTTTCCACTTCAATCCCCTGAAATTGATAATGCTGATAGGGATGCCCTATTGAATATATTTATGGGCCAGCCAGTCCGAATTACCAATCTGCCTCTTAATATCCTAGGTGGCGAATTTACTGGCTTTGTCGAAGGCTGGACTTTCAGCGCTTCGGTCTCAGGCTTATCAATCACCTTTTTAGCTACCCCAACAGAGTTCTCAGCTTTTGCCCAACAATGGGCTCAAGTCAATGCAGCTGAAAGCTGGAATAGTGTTCTTAATACGCTAGAATGGCAAGACGCGATAGGAGTTATAAGCTAAATGGCTAATACAACCAATTTCAACTGGGAAACGCCAGATGATACAGATTTAGTTAAGGATGGCGCAGCTGCCATTAGAACCCTTGGCAATTCTATAGATACTTCATTTGTTGATCTTAAGGGTGGCACTACAGGACAAATTTTAAGCAAAGCTTCTAATACTGATTTAGATTATACTTGGATAGCCAATGATCAAGGCGATATAACTGAAGTCCAAGCTGGCGTAGGAATATCAATTGCAAGCGGTACTGGCCCGATACCAGTTATTACAAATAGCTCAACAGATCTTATTACTACTGCTGGCGATATACTTTACGGAACAGCAGCAGATACAGTAGCAAGGCTTGGCATTGGAACTGCTGGTCAAGTTCTCAAAGTTAATTCAGGTGCAACTGCGCCTGAGTGGGGTGCTTCTGCTAGCGGTTTGACCTTAATTAAACAAGCATCTTTTTCAGCCGTTGCAGATACTGGAACGACTTTTGATGCTATGTTTTCAAGTACTTATTTTGATTATTTAATTGCTATCGATCATATTTTTTCATCAGTTAATGATGTAGAAATTTATTTGCAGGGAAGAATCGCTACGCCGAGCACAATCACTAGCGGTTATTATGGCATTACAACTAGAAGAAACTTTGCGGCAGGAGAAGCAAATTTTACTAGCGACAATGCTGCTCAATTTAGTTTAGGCAAGGTTACAAATGCTAAAGGTGGAGCATTATCTGGTCTTTATCACGCTTCAATGGTGGGAAATTCTAGCGAAGCGATGAAAATTCACGGATTCGCAACGGATGGGGCTTCTATTGGTTGGGACATTTTTGGTGGTAAAATACAAAATGATCAAACTTACACAGGTTTTATTTTCAAGGCTTCAAGCGGAAATGTTACAGGCAGAGTATCCGTCTATGGAATGGCGAAATAATGAAAACAAAAAATGAAATAATTTTAGAATTAAAAAAATCCCACCCTTCTTTAAGATTAGGTTCCGAAGAAGAAGGTTATATTGAACTTGAGGCTGCCGATTATGAAGCCAAAATAAATGAGTGGGCTGATTCTGAAATGGCGAAAGAGGAAGCAAAGGCCCAAGCCGAAGCAAAGGCCACCCAAAAGGCAGCCTTGCTTGATCGGCTAGGAATTACTGAAGATGAAGCTAAACTGCTTCTAGCATAATCTTGAGGGATTGTGCTAAATAATTAATATGCCTAAACTATGCGCAGCAGGAATTCAACTTCGGGAGCAAATCGATGACGATTATCCTGATCGCGATAGGAATTCTGATGGCTG